GACACATCCCATGACATCCCCCACACATAGGGTAGTTTGGCCCTATGTCTACCCTATCTGAGCTCCAATCCGACTTAGCCAAGTACAAAGCCGCCCGGGATCGGATACTTACCAACGGACAGTCCATATCCGACGCATCCGGCCGGCAGACCACCGAGGGCACTCTGTTCCGGCTGGAAAGCAAAATAACCGAGCTGGAGCAGCGGATTGCCGTAGTTGACAATGGCGGCAAGCTGACCGGATATCAGCCGGTTTTTGGAGGCAATGGTGTCTCTTAGCGCCTGGACCAAACTGTGGGCCAGGGCTATCGGCACTGTGGCCCCGCGCACTGCCCTGCGCTACATCCAGCACCGCATGGCCCTGGAGCACTATACCGGGGCAACACCCTCCGGCCCCAACCGGGCCTGGAGGCCGTCCAGCAAATCGGCCGACGCCATGCTCAAGCAGGACGCCAAGCTCCTGCGGGCCAGGTCCAGGGATCTGGTCCGCAGTTACGGGCAGGTGGCCGGGGCTGTGGGCCGGATCTGCAACAATGTAATATTCAAGGGCTTCACCCCGCAGTTTCAAAACCCGGACCTGGCCCAGGCCTGGACCGAGTGGGCCAAGGCCGTCTCCCTCCTGGACAAGGTCAACCTGGCCCTGCGCCATCTGTGGATGGATGGCGAGATCCTCATCCATTACTACCTCTCCCCTACCCTGCGGAACAAAGGCATTATCCCTCTGGGTATCGAGCTCCTGGAGATCGATCACCTGGACGAGTCTGTGCACGGGGATACCAATGCAGGGACCAGGGCCAAACGGGGCATCGAATACAACCGGGAGGGCTGGCCGGTCTACTATAACCTGTTCAATGAGCACCCCGGAGATTCGCTGTGGGGCACCTACGGAGACAAGCGGCGGGTGCCGGCCAGGGAGATCGAGCACGTCTTTGTCCCTTTTCGGGCCTCCCAGTCCAGGGGCGAGCCGTGGATGGCCCCGGCTATCCTGGAGATCAGGGACTCCTCTGAGTACAGGAGCAACGAGCGCCTGGCCATGCGCCTGGCCTCGGCTTTCGGCATATTCATCAAAACCAACCTGCCCGAGGCCTTCAGCGGGAACATTCTGGGCGGGGACGGCCAGGAGTCGTCAGCCTACGACGGACCGGACTACCTGGAGCCGGCCCGGATCCAGCCCCTGCCCCCGGGCACCGAGGTGCAAACGGCCAAGATGGACCGGCCCTCGGACAACTTTGAGCCGTACATGCGGACCAGCTACCGGGACCAGTCCCTGGCTTTCGGCATGTCCTACGAGGCCTACTCCAACGACTATACCGGCGCCACCTACTCCTCGGCCCGCTCGGCCTCCCTGGAGGAGCGCCGGGGTTATCAAGTCCAGCAGGAGGTCCTGGCCAACAAGGTGTATCGGCCCACCGAGCGGCGGTTCAAATCCATGGGCCAGCTGATGGGCATGGACTGGACAATCGAGCCGCCCACCGTCTGGCAGGTGCCCGGCTGGCCCTGGGTGGATCCGGACAAGGACTCCAAGGGTGCGGAGCGGGACATTAAAAACGGGGTCAACTCCAGACACAAGGTCTGCGCAGATCGAGGCCGGGACTATGACGAGGTCCAGGATGAGCTCGAGCAGGAGGCCCAGGACGGATACACCAAAGGAGAGAATAATGGATGAGCTCTTACAGCTATTACAACGATTGAGCCGAGCCCGGAATGATGAAAACCGGAAGCTGCAGGTGGCCGAGGATTTGGCCCGGCTGCGCAATAATCAGGATGCGCCCAAGGACTTCCGGGTCCGGGCTCAGAGCGGGGATAATGCCGATACTGTGGATGTGTACCTGTACGACGTGATCGGCTGGCCGTTCATCGAGGCCCAGGACGTGGTGGAGGCGGTCCCGGCCGGGGCTAAACAAATCAACCTGCACATCAACTCACCCGGCGGGGACGTGTTCGAGGGCATGGCCATCTATAACTTTTTCGCCCAGAGCCAGGCTACCATTCAGGTCTCGGTGGACGGCCTGGCCGCCTCCAGCGCCTCTTTGGTAGCCATGGCCGGATCCAGCATCCAGATGGCCCCGGCCTCGTTTGTCATGATCCATCAACCCTGGACCATCATGCTGGGGGATGCGGACGAGCTGCGCAAGGAGGCCGACCTGCTGGACAAGATATCGTCCATTTTTGCCCAGGCCTATGCCCGGCGGACCGGGAAGACGGAAAAGGACCTCCTGGAGCTCATGCGGGCGGAGACCTGGCTGACTCCCCAGGAGGCCCTGGACTCCGGCTTCGCGGACAGCATTGCCCAGGGCGGTGATGCCGGGACTCAGGCCCTGTTCAATCTGTCTGTTTTCAATAACAGCCCATACTATCAACAGTTCGGCCGGGCGGCGGGACCCAGGCCGGCCGGCCAAACGCCACGATTTGCGGAGGATGACGACATGAATCAGAAGTTGCGAGCAATGCTGGAAAAGAAGGGGCTGGACCCCAGCGCCACCGAGGAGCAGGCCTGGGCATTTCTGGCCGATCTGGAGGCCAAGACCAATGGCTTGACCCCGGAGGAGCAGGGCCAGGTGAACAACCTGAAAGGCTACTCCCAGGAGGACCTGGAGACGGCCAGGAAAGAGGCGGCCAAAGCCGAGCGGGAGCGGCAGTCGGCCATCCGCAAGAACGTGCGCACGGTAGGCCTGGACGAGACGTTCGCTCAGGAGCTGATCGACGGCGATTACTCTGTGGAGCAGGCCCGGGACAAAATTTTCGCCAAGATGGAGGAAGTTAATCCTCCGTTTGGGGCCGGGGGCTTCCAGGTCCTGGGGCATGACCAGGACAAGTTCCGGCATGCAGTCATAGACGGCCAGTGCATGCGGGCCGGTGTCCGTCTGGACAAGCCGGCCGAGGGGGCCGAGGCCTTCCGGGGAGCGCCTATGGATCGGGTGGCCCTGGAGTGCCTGGAGCGGGCCGGGGTGGATACCCGCAGTCTGCGCTCCCGAACGGAGATAGCCGCGGCTGTTTTACACCATGCCCGATATGCCCTGTCCACGGACGATTTCACGTCCATCTTTCTGGACGTGCAGAACAAGTCCTTGCTGCGGGCCTATCAGGAGTCCCCGCGGACCTTCATGCCTTTGGTCACGGTAACCTCGGCCTCAGATTTTAAAACCATCTATGGGATCTCTCTGTCCGAGATGCCGGATCTGGACCTGATCAAAGAGGATCAGGAGTACAAGTACGCGGCCATGTCCGACAAGCAGGAGAGCTACGCGGTCAAGAAGTACGGCAAACTGGTCCGGTTGACCCGGGAGATGATCATCAACGACGACCTGCGGGCCTTTACCCGCATCCCCATGCTCTTTGGAGCGGCCGCGGCCCGCAAGGAGTCGGACATCGTTTGGGCCCTGATTACCGGTAACCCGACCATGGCCGACGGGGTGGCCCTGTTCCATGCCGATCACTCCAACCTGGAGGGCACATCGGCCGGGATAGTGACCGGGGACCGGATCTCCAACGGCCGCACGGCCATGCGCACCCAGACCGGGATGCAGGGCTCCTACCTGAACCTGATCCCCTCCTACCTGCTGGTCCCGGCCGCCCAGGAGACGGACGCGGAAATCCTGGTCCGCTCGGCCACCTTGCCGGAGACCAACTACCCGCGGGGGACCTATAACTGGAGCCAGAACCTGGCCCCCATCGCCGAGCCCCGCTTGGACGCCAACTCCACCAATGCCTGGTTCCTGGCCGCTGACCCGTCTCAGATCGACATCATCGAGATGGCCTATCTGGACGGCCGGAGTGAGCCGTACACCGAGGAGCAGGCCGAGTTCGTGCAGGACGCCATAGGCTACAAGGTCCGGCACGAGTTCGGGGCCCAGGTCATGGACTACCGGGGCCTGTTCAAGAATCCGGGTGAATAAAGAGGCATAGAGCATAGAGCAGAGGGCAGAGAGTATAGAGAAGATCAACCGGGGCGGGAAGACTCGCCCCGAGATATAGACGGAGGCAGCCATGGCTACCAATTACGTGCAGGAAGGTAAAGTGATTGAAGTTGCAAAAGCCAGCGTCAGTTCCGGGGACCATGTGGTGTTTGGCAATATAAACGGTGTGGCACTGTGCGACACCGACGGTGACGGGAACATCCGCATGGCCACTCAGGGCGTATTTGATCTGCCTGTGACCGGAGCGGACAATGCCGGCAATGCGGCCATCAGCGCAGGGGACAAGATTTATGATGACAGCGGTACCCTGAACGCGGATGCCACCGATGGGACACTCTATGGCATTGCCCTGGAGGGCGTTGCTTCTGGAGCTACCAGCACTATTCCGGTGCTGATTGTCAACCCCGCATAACCAACTCAGCCTCGGTTCGCCGGGGATATTGTGCATTTGGAGGTTTATTTGCAGGTATCGTCACTGGAGGCATCGTTATTGGGGGCAATGATTGCCCTGATCAGCTCCGGCACTACCGGGATTGCAGTCAAGGCCTTTATCAGTCAGCGATATGTGACCAAAGAGTATTGCGAGCAAAAGCACGAAACGGACGAATGCCGTGACGATCTGATGCGCCAGCAGCAAACCAAAGATATGCGCGAGTTAAAACGGGCTAATGACGTACAGTTTCGGATGATACGGGCATTAGTAACCTATTCGGATATCCCGGCCCCAGAGAAGGAAAAAATATTAAACACATCGCGGGAAGGCAATGGCTGACGTAATAGACCAGGCCCAGATCGCCTCTGATATGTGGACCAGGCGGCAGCTCGACGCCCTGACCCGGCATTCCATGCGGGATGCCCCGCCCTCTGCCAGTCACTGCCTGGAGTGCGGGGAGGCCATCCCGGAGGAGCGGCGGCGGGCCGTGCCCGGGTGTCAATTTTGTGTGGACTGCCAGCAGCATCTGGATGATGGACGATGAAATACAACCGGGATCTGGCTCTGGATGCGGTCTTGGCCCATGAGGGCGGATATGTGGACGACCCACGCGATCCGGGCGGAGCCACCAGGTACGGGATCAGCTCCAGGGCCTACCCGGATGTTGACATCGAGGCCCTGTCCATTGAGGACGCCAAGGATCTATATGCCAACGATTACTGGCACAAGATGCGCTGCGACGATCTACCCTCCGGGCTGGACCTGCTGGTCTTTGACGCGGCTGTCAACCAGGGACCGGGAGCGGCGGCCATCATGCTGCAACAGGCCGTGGGGGCCAATGTGGACGGGATCATCGGACCGCGGACCATGGACAAGGCCCAAATGGGCAATCCGGAGCCGGCAATCCGGGAGCTGGTGGCCCTGCGGGCCACTAGGTACGGCAATACGGCCACCTTTCCCAGGTTTGGCCTGGGATGGATGCGGCGGCTGGTGTATATGCACCAGCGGGCCATGGAGATTGCCTGATGGATTCCCAATTCCTGACTGACCTGGAATGTAAGCTGGTCCACTCCGGCTGGTGGCGTAACACCTGGGAGCTGACCGCACCGCTCAGATATTACTCAGCTCTTGCCAGGGAGATCATAGAGGCTCCCCTGGGTTTTCGCCTGGACTTTGCCAGCGTGCCCCGCGTCCCGATTATCTGGTGGATATACGGCGGTACGGTGCATCGTCCGGCGGCGATCCACGATCTGATCTATCGCACAGGGCTTTACCCCCGGCGCACGGGGGACTTGATTTTCCGGGAAGCCATCCAGGTCGATGGCGGGGGCAGATTTGTGCAGGACACGATGTATATGGCCGTGAGGATTGGAGGATGGAGGGCATATAATGGATAAGCAAAAGATCCAGCAAAAGATCAAAGAGAAAAGGGTCTGGATACCTGCAATCAGCTTCCTGGTTGCTGTTGGACTATTATCCGCAAGCCAAGCTGAGTGGGTCAAAACGATTTTAACTGCAATGTTTGGATGGTGATTATGAAACGCGTCTTATTTTTTGCACTTCTGTACGTGTTTGTGGCCTGGTCGGTCTGGGCATTTGCAGATGTCAACGGCACTTATGACAACGAAACAGCAACGCCTACAGACGATGCGGCGACCGACAACTTGACAGATAACTCCACCACCGACAACTCGACAGACAACTCAGTCAACTACAGTATCGATCTGGGCAACGGCGATGGAGCTCTGCTCATCATCGGAGACGGCAATCAGATTTATCTGCCCCCGAAAGCCGCAGAGGTGGAGGACAGGATCCAGCCCAATGAGATTACATACAGCGCCAGCCGCAACGAATTTATCCTGGTTTGCACCGAGACAAACCTGATCATTGACGGCACCGTGACCAGATTTTCCAAAATCGTGATTACTCTCGGCGCTGAGGGTTGGGATCTGATTTGGTATGAGCAGGAGAATTGACCATGAAATATGCAGGATACTGGCTGGTAATCTGGCTTGTCGCCCCTGCCCTGCTTTTGGCCGGCTGCGCGACCATGTGGACCGTGGCCCAGAATCCAATTTTTCAGCGGGCCGTGGAGTACGGGGTGGTCAAATACCTGTCCGCCCAGCCGGATCGGCAGCCGCAAGCCCTGCAGATCGTGCAGCATCTGCAGCGCTCGGTGGATCAGTCCGCCCAGGTCACTGTGACGGACCTGGAGAATCTGGCCATGGACCAGATCCCTTGGGCCAGGCTGGATATGGCCGATCAGTACCTGCTGCGGTCCATGATCCGAGATATCGCGGACCATTTGCGGGCCCAGGTCGGGGACGGGGTGTTGGCAGAAGATGACAAGGTCCGTCTCAAAGACTTTCTGACCTGGATGGAGCGGGCCATCCGTTTCGTGGGGAGATCATGAAATACATCATCGCATTTCTTTTCTTGCTCATGGCCATCCCGGCTTGGTCGGGCCAGATAACGGCCACCTGGGAGTATCCACACCAGGTCTCAGACCTGCAAGGCATTAAGCTGTACCACGGCACGCCAGAATCGAATGCCACCCTTGTGGCCGACATTACCGATCCTGCGGCCAGATCCTGGAGCGGAGATGTGTCCGGTCTGGTCGATGGGGAAAATGTTTTCAGGCTCACAGCCTACGACTCGGTGCAGGAGTCGGAGCCGGCGGGAGCAAGCTACAATCCGCCGCCGCCCGGGGCCGACAGCTTCCAGGTTACGGTCCAGGTTACCGTGAACGTGCAGACGGACTAGAAGCTTTAGGAAATAAACTGCCATGAATTTCGACCTCCAAGCCTACGGCCTGAAAGAGACCATACGCAATATGGCCGAGATGCCGGGACTGTATAAGCAGGCCCGCAAATCGGCCATGAAGTCTGTGGGCTATGAGGTCCAGCAGGAGCTTAAAAGCTACGGCAAGATGGCCCGCCAGCATACGGCCGGTCCCTGGCCCAGGCTGCACGCGGCCACCCCGCGGATCAAGTCGGCCAAGCGCAAGCCGATCACGGCCAGGCAGCGCAGGTACAAGCGAGGTCCGCGCAAGGGCCAGGTGGTCCCCAAGTACAGGACCAGAAGCGGGTCCATGAATACCAGCAATCCCATGGCCAGGCTGGTCAATGCCCCCAGATACCGGGTCAACAGCCAGGGCACGGCCGTGCAGGTGGGGTTCTACGGCACCCCGGCCTCTTTGGTGGCCAAGCATGAAGATCCGTATACCGTCCGGGTCACGCCCAAGATGCGCCGCTTCTTCTGGGCATTAAGCCTGCCATTGGCCAAGGAGACCAAGACCCTGCGCATACCGGAGCGGCCCCTCTTTTCCCCGGTCCGGGACAAGATGGTCCCCCGGCTGGGAGATATTTTCGAGGACAAGTTTTTACGGGCCCTGGAGCGCCGGGGCGTGGACATCGAGGGCATATGATTGACTGGTCCGGGCCCACTTCCCGCAAATATGAGACATTTGGCACAGCTGCCGTGTATGCCGCCAACGAGTCTGACGCCGGGGCGGAGATAGCGGTTCTTTTCGACCAGTTAGGAACGGATGACATGGGCTACGGCCGGACCGAGGCGGCCCGGATCGTGGCCAGGCGGGCGGACGTGCCCGGCCTGGAGACTGGATACGCCACGTTTACGGCAAACGGCACCACCTGGACGGCCCAGGAGGTTTTGCCAGCCACCGAGGGGACCAACGAGCTGGAGCTGGCCTTGTACTGCACGGCTTCGCCCCGGTTTGGAGGGGGCAATATATGACCACACTGACCGACATCCTCTCCACTATGGCCCAGGCCCTGGTCAATGACTCGGACATTGACAGCCTGTGCATCACCACCTGGGGCCAGTCACTGACCGTGGTCCGGCGGGGCAACGACCAGTTCCGGCCCGGTTCGGATCACTTGCCCCTGGTGGAACTGAGATCCCTGACCCGGGTGCGGACCGAGGACAACCCGCACTATACCACCCACCCGGTATTGGTGGGGGTGTTTGCCTCTCCTGGCAGTGAGCCTGATCTGTCCGGCCACATCCTGTCCTTTCCGCAGGAAGCCCAGGCCGAGGAGCTGTCCTGGCGGGTGGAGCGGGTGCTGACCCAGGCTCTGTCTGCTGCCGGGGTGCCATCACTGCAGGATGAGGGCGGGGATCTGCTGGAGGGGGCCTACTTGGTCACCGGCTGGATATACAACCTGCAGATACGAAACATTTTGAACCCATAAGGAGAGATGACCATGAGCAAGCTGACCAGGCGAACCGTAATACTGGCCAAAACCAACACCGGGAATTACGGGGTTGATCCTACCCCGGAGGCTGCCAATGGCATCCTGTGCAACATGACCCCTACCATTACTCCGGACGGGGATGTGGTGGAGCGAAACGTGGTCCGGGACACCATGAGCTCGGAGGGTCACCGCATCGGGGCCAAATACAATAGCCTCTCCTTGGAATGCGAGCTGAAAGGCGGGGATGTGGATACCACGGTTCAGGCCCCGGAGTTCGATCCTTTGCTTTTGTGCTGCGGGACGCAGAAAGAGACCGGAGCCAAGCTGACCCTGGGCGGGACGGATGACGCCAGTGCCTTTGCCCTGGGCGAGACCGTAACCGGAGGCACCTCCGGCGCCACAGGTAAGCTGGTCCAGATCATCGGCACCACCGGCGGACAGCTGGTTCTGGCCAGCGTGGACGGGACGTTTCAGGACGCCGAGGATGTGACCGGGGGGAGCTCCAGCGCCACAGGGTCTGTAACCGGAGCTCCGGAGGATGCCATCATCTACCGTCCTCAGTCCGATCCATCCAGCGTGCAGGATGCCGGGGTCTATTTCCATGCCGACGGCATCCGGCACAAGGCCCTGGGGTGCATCGGGGATATTAGCCTGGGCATAAACGTGGGCCAGATCCCGACCATCACATTCAACTTGAGCTCCCTGTACACCACGCCTATGGATCAGACCCTGCCCACTCCGACCACCCTGGACCTGGTCCCGCCGGTGGCCAACAATATTGGCTTGAAGGTGGGGACATACGCCCCGGTTGCCACCAACGCCTTGACCTTATCTTTAAATAACGATGTGACCAGGCGCAACGACCTCAACGCGACCCACGGCATATCTGGGTATGTCATCACCGGGCGCAACCCGAACGGATCTTTGGATCCGGAGGTGGACAGCCTGGCCAACTTCAATCCTTTTACGGCCTGGGAAAACGCGACTACTGCGGCCATATCCGCGGCTGTGGGCAGCGCGGCCGGCAACCGGGTGGGACTGTTCGTACCCAAGGGCCTGTACTCCCAGGTGCAGTACAACGACCGCAACGGGTACCGGACCTACAGCTTGAACTTCCGCTGCCGCATCGACGACACCACCGGGTCCGGGGACGACGAGCTGTATTTAATTTTTAGCTAACAGAACGGGGACACGATGATTGACCTGGAATCGGACAAAATAACCATCGAGATAATGGACCGCAGGGTGGAAGGGGGCATGATGACCTATTATGCCCGCCGTCCCACCAGCAAAGAGCGCTTCAAGTACCACGGGAACGCCGTGGTCAGGAAGGGCAAGAAGATCATCAGCAAGGCCCATATCGTGCGCAAGGAGTACGCCCAGAAGGTCTTGACCGGCATGGAAAAAAACAAGCTGGTCTGTGTGGGGGATACGCCTATAAGTTCCGACCCGGAAGATCCCGGGTACCGCGAGGACTGGAAGGGACTTTTGGCCAGGGGGCTGCCAGAGCATCTGGATATTATTGCCCAGACCGTATTCGAGGCTGCCCAGAGCAAGCCAAACATTGACCCGGACCTGGAGTTCGAGGTGGCTGACGATGCCGAACCTGGAGCAGATCAGGCTGAGCAGGATGACCAGGACGCAGATAAAGAGCCCGGGGAGGTTGAGACCATCGACTCCCCTTTGGGGAGCTAGTTAAGGCCCAGCGGGAGTGCTGCACAGCGGATAAGCTCTTGCAGTGCAAAAAGGACAACGGGGACTGGTGGAATGAGAATATGTGCACAGGCTGCAAGCACAACGTCAAGCCGTCCCCGTATGTGGGCCTCTTGTCCTGGCTGGCCTCGATCACTGCCGCCTGCCAGGTGGACATGGACGATTTGCCCCTGACTACCTGGGAGGACCTGGGGGTGTACAAGACCGTGACCCAGCCCAGGCTTATGTAAAGGAAAAGAAGATTTTGGTCATGAGTATATACTAGACAATGGACATAATCGCTCCTTTTTCTTGCTTAATTTAGTGACCTTACGGGATTGTGTCAATGGCTGACAACAAAGTGCGCATTACCTTGACCGCGGACGGGTCGGACGCCGAGCAGGCCTTTGCCCGTTTGAATAGAAAAATGGGCACCACCCAGCGCGAGGCCCGGCAGACGGAGCGGTCCTTTATTGATCTGGGCCGGGCTGTGGACAAGGGGGCTAGGCACCTGCAGAACATGGGCCTGGTGGTGGGCACGGCCGCCACCGGCCTGGCCTATATGACCAAGCGCCAGATCGACTACGCGGACAGCATGGCCAAAACGGCCGACAGCATCGGGATCTCCACAGATGCCTTGCAGGAGTACCGGTACATTGCTGACCGGTCCGGAGTGGCCACGTCCAAGCTGGACGCCGGGTTCCAGACCTTCACCAAGAGGCTGGGTGAGCTGCGGGCCGGGTCCGGGGCATTAAACACCATGCTGTCCAAGACCAACGAGGAGCTGGCCCGGCAACTGCAAAACGCCAGGTCCTCAGATGAGGCCTTGCAAATCTATTTCGAGGCCCTCAAGCAGATTGAGGACCAGTCCGACCGTAACGCCATGGCCGCAGCCGCTTTTTCCAAGACAAATGGCGCGGCCATGACCAACATGATCGACAACGTCGACACCCTGCGGGACAGGTACCGCGACCTGGGCATAAACATCGAGGAGGATCTGCTGCGCCAGGCCGAGCAGGCCAAGGACAGCATCGACGATCTGGGGGCGGTGATCACTTCATCCTTGACCCGGGCAGTCCTGGATCTGGCTCCGGACATCGGCCAGGTTGCTGACAACATGGCCGACTGGGTAGGGCACAACAAGGAGTTTCTGACCCAGGACATCCCCGGCCATGTGCGCAGCATATCATCAGCGATCGAAAATTTTGTGGGCTCCACATCTTTCCAGCTCCTGATGGACAACTGGGAAGTCTTGGCCGGCATGCGGGTGGGTGCTTTTTTGGGACCCTGGGGGGCTGGCATTGGGGCTGGCCTGGGTGGGTATGCATCCTTTTTCCGTGACGCTTCCGAGTACATGCAGGCCATGGAAGACGCGGAGGTGGAAGGCAAGGTCGGGGAGCTGGCCAGGGAATACCAGGACCTGCAAAAGCAGATGGAGCGGATCACCTCTGTGCCCGAAGAGGACCGGACCCCATGGATGCAAGACCGCCTGACTGAACTACAGAAAAAGGCCAAGGAGGTTTTGACCGAGTTTCGGAACGTATCCAAGGCTGCCCAGGATGTAAATAAAGAGATGTCTGAGCCCGGATCATCTCCAGATGACCCTCTCATGCTGGAAGAGGTTGTAGTCAAAGCCGAGGCGGCCGCCGAGGCTGTGGAGGGCTTCACCGAGCGGTCCACCAAAGTCTTGACCGAATCCGAGCAGGAGCGGATCAAGCTCCTGGAGTCCTACCAGGGGCAGTATGAAGATTTCCACGACGACATGCTCCAGCTGACCATGGACCGAACCAAGTACGAGATCATGCAGGCCGAGGCCCGGGCCGAAAAAATGCGCGATATTTACCAGGAGCTGGGCAAAAACGAGGAGGAGATAGAGCTCTGGCTGGCCGCCCGCAAAGAAAAAATTCGGGAAAAAACCAACAAGGAGGTGGCCGAAAAAACCGAGGAAACAACCACCATATATGAGGACAGCTGGCAAAACGCCATGGAGAACGTGCAGGACTCCCTGGCTGACTTTTTGTACGATTTTGAATTCGGCATGGACTCGATTGTGGACATGGTGCGCAGAGCGGCGGCGGAGATGGCCGCCTTTGATTTTTTCAACATCCTGGGCCTGGCCGGTGAAGGGGCCGGGTTATTCACTGAGAATACCGGCAGCGGAGCACAGAGCGGTGGCTGGATCGGCAAGCTGTTCTCTGGGGCCAGCACTGGATATCAATTATATAGCGGCCAGGGCTTGACCGGCCAGACTGCACACGGGGCGTATAATTGGCTCGGCAGCACAACCGGATGGTGGGGAGGTGGAGGCGGCAGCACCATGACCGTTGCACAGGCCCAGCAAGCAGGGATGTCGCCGTATGCATATGGTGGCACGTCTGGGATGGCGACAAGCACAGGTATGTCAGTTGCATCAGCCCAAGCTCAGGGATTGACCCCAATGGCTGCCAATTTTGGACAACAAACAGGCAGCAGTTTGTCTGGATTATCTGCTTACTCTGGTCCGGCAGCCGTCATAGGCGCTGCCCTCACTGCTATCTACAATCTGGCTACTATAGATTCAAAGACATCTCCTGGTCTATCTTTTGCTCCTACAATGGGCGAAGCTCCTGGATCGTTTGACTGGACTCATACTGTACCGATGGAAGGTCGTGCAGGGTGGGAAATTGGAATGACAAAGGAGACAACAGATACCATTATGTCATCCAAGGGGACGCCATATGGATACCAATATGATGCAGGAAATTCGGAAACAGGAGAAATCCCAAAATGGGCGGTTCAGGATTGGTCTGACTTTGCTGCATATTCAGATAAATACAATTTCGGCATTAAAAAATTTGGCGATTTAGGGGAAGAAAACTTAAAACAACAGGCAGCAGAAGCGACAGTTGGATATTTTGAAAACTATTTTGATGCCCTCGATAACCTAATGGGCGAGACTGATATACGGGACGTTTTGGATGAAGCATATCAAGATGTAGGAAAAGAGACTAGTCCTAATGTACATACTGAAATAGTCGGAAAATATATCAATCAGAAGTTAACCAGAGAAAATTGGTTAGATAAAATGACTGAGAATGTCATGAGTCTATATGGTGATGCTATAATTGATGCTATATTTGATTCAGACGCAAAGGCGTCTATTATGACTAAAGGTTGGACAAAGAAGTTCCAACAAGAAGGTGAAACATTAGCACAAGCCTATATCCAGTCCATCGAAGCTGCCCAGCGCATACCTGAGCAGCTCTTTGATGTGGTCGACGACATCCCTAAGCTGATTGAGTCAACTCGCATGGAGGATGCCGAGGGCAATCTGGAAGAGTTTGAGTCCGCGGCCATGCGATTTTTGAAAAAAGCGGAGCTTATCCCTGAGTTCGCCCAGAAGATGGCTGGATTGATGGAGCGGGGACTAAACGAGACCCAGGCCTACGGAGAGCTGCAAAACCAGCTTCAGCGCAGGATGGAAATGCTTGCGCCGGCCATCGAGCAGGGGTTGCGGGAATCGTCCGTATCCCTGGACCTGACAGATTTTACCCAGGGCGTGGTCGGCAACATCGAGAACCAGATGCAGCAGGCTATGGTGGCCCAGGCCCAGCAGCAGCTGCAGGAGGCGATGATCACGCCGCTGTTTGATGTCCTGGGCAACATCGAGGAGCAGATATCCGGCTATTTTGCCGGAAACATATCCCTGGATGAGTTGACCGGGGACTGGGACAGCATGATGGATCAGATCGCCCAGGCCATCCCGGAGGATGAGTTCGAAAAATTTAAAGCTCTACTCAAATCCCTGGGCCTGGTCACCGATGAAACCGCTAAAAGCGCCGAGCAGCTGAGCATGGATGTTGACCGCATGATGGAGGGGTTTAAAAAAACAATCGCCACCGCCGGCATGGGCTCCTATGAGCGCCAGGCCTATGACATCCAGTCCAGATATGAGGATTATGCCGAGCAGCTGGAGGCGGCCGGGCAGCTCTACAACGAGCAGGGTAATTTGACCGAGGTGGCCGCTCACGGTCTGGCGGCATTTAATGCTGAAATGGGAGCTTTGACAGACAAGCTGCATGATTCCATAACCCAGATCCAGAACATGGCCCTGGATGTTTCCAATCAGTCATTTAGCGCTGTGGGCCTGGGCTTGCAGTACGGGTTGTCCAGCGAAAGTGATGTTTCTTCCCTGCTTACCCAGTTCGGCACGGCATCGGACACACAGGTGACCCAGATGGCAAGCGAGTTTGGGGTGTCCCTGGAGCAGTTTCTGTCCGACATGGAGCGGATGTCCGACATTTATTGGTCCGCACAGGACGATGCCACCCAGAACGCGGAACGGGCATCGGAGAACTGGTCCCAGGTAACTGACAGGGTGAGTGAACTTATCTCCAGCATAGACGATACCCTGGAAAGCATAAGGTATTCCAACCTGAACCTGGATCTGCCCCGGCCAAAGGCCGAGGACGCCCAGCAGGATTACGCCGATTTGTACAATGCGGCCGTGGCCGAGGGGGCTGGAGTCTCCGAAGTCCAGGAATATCTGGGGTTTGTGTCCACGTACCTCAAGCAATCCCAGGATGCCTACAAATCCAGCGGGCAGTACCAGCAAATTTATGAGTCGGCTATTGAGGACATGCAGACCGTCCGGGATCGGGCCGAGGCCGGATCGTATGATGAAGCTATTTACAACGAGATAAGCGGGAAAAGCCCGTCCCCGTCCGGGGCTACCGGTTTGCTTGATGAAATGGTCAACGGAGCTGGTTTTTTGATCGGGATCAACACCGAGAACCTGTCCGCATCGGCAATCGATTTCCTGACCGGCCTGGCCTCAATTGTCAGTCAATATGGCTGGGAATCTGATGTGACCATTGATTTTATATCCAATAACGAGCAGTGGGATAAAGCAACTTATGACGAGTTTGAAGAGATAGTATTAAACCTGGGAGAAAACTTAGGCTGGGATCATCAGGCCACATTAACCCTAATCTCTGAGTATGACAATTGGGACAGTTGGGATTACGAAAACGAGTTTAAGCCAGCCGTACAGTGGCTGGCTGACAACAAGCACACCCAGGCCCTGCTGGAGCTGGTATCAAACTATACAGGATGGGACCAGGCCCCGTTTAATGAGTATGCCGCAACTGTGGCCTATGTGGCAGACAACTATGGCTGGACGCACCGGGCCACCCTGGATCTGATATCAAATTACAACTGGGACTCCACATCGGTTGACAACGCGATCGCCAGCCTGGAGGCCCTGTCCACCCTGGGATGGGACCACCAGGCCACCCTGACTTTGGTTTCTCAGCTCAGTATGGCCAGCGGTGTGCAGTGGTCAGACATTGAAGCCCTGATAGACGACAACGTGTCGGCGGATGTGCTGGCCACGGTCCGGGCTTCATACGATGCCTACAGCTCGTTTTTGGATAGCGGAGACTTTGCCGACCTGCTCAGCCCATACGACATAAACAGTGATGTGGCCGCCCAGGTATTTGCCGAGTGGTCCGGTTCGGACGGCATATTATCCAAATCAGAATTTGAAGACCTGCTGTCATACTATGGAGTAACCGGCCAAGTCCGGGCTGACATTCTAGCCGATTTTGATTCGTACAGTTCAGACATGACCCAGAGCGAGCTGCAGCAGCTCTTGGAGAACCAGGGAGTCCCTGGATCAATTATCAATACGGTCATGGCTCAGATAGATGGTCAGGT